AAGTCCTTCTGATGTTTCGACTTATCCGCGGCAACTGACAGATTGCCACTGTCACTACAGATTCTAATTCTGAAATCTGTAATCAGTGTGGCGGACGAGTGGGGCAACCTGCTTGTCGGGAGGGAGTACTTCTATAAACATAAGGTTTATGGAGAAGGTATTGTCTCTTACTCCGTCGGTCAACCGATGGGGGCGCTGTCATCTTGGGCGATGCTAGCAGTAACCCACCATTTCTTGGTCCAACTCGCCGCCTGGCGTGCTGGACTTCCGAGATCTGAATGATTCACATCTTATGCGATTCTAGGGGACGATATCGTCATCGCTGACGCCCTAGTCGCTCGTGAATATGTTCAGATAATGTCTACTATTGGTGTAGGTCTTTCTATGGCAAAGTCTCTGATATCCCACAGCGGGACTCTAGAATTTGCGAAAAGATACTACTGGCATGGAGTAGATTGTAGCCCGATCGCCTTCAAGGAGGTGATCGCGGCTATAACTTCTCTATCTGCCCTACAAGAGTTCATAAATAAGTATGCTTTGACTCTTGTAGCTGCGTATGACATTCGCGGAATGGGCTATCGATTGAAAGGGCAAATGCATAGAGCCTATGTGTCCCAGAAAAAGCGAATCGTGGTGATGTTGGTTGAATTAACCTATGGGGTACGCCCCATGGACGAGTGATTATCAGCTATTTCGCTGGTTAATCACGTTCCCTTCAACTACACCTCATTCGCGAAACGTTTTGGTCAATTGGTTAAGTCATTAACCAAGAAACTTATGACCATGGTAGAGCGTTTTGAGGAAACTCCTGAGAGAGACCTTCTCCAAGCAGAATTACTCGGGGCACCAAAGAGTGCTCCGTGGTTCTGGGAAAAGTGATTCTCTAAAAGGAAAACTCTTACGCCTATGAACACAAAGTTTTCGGCCTATCCTTCATCTTCAGAACGTCGCGGTGAAGAGTTATTTGATAACTCTCTCGTGTTCGTGTCTGATAGTCGCACCGATGAAGTGCGTACTACATGAAGTAGACCTGATCCTGACTCTATCAGCGTTCCCTTCGTGGAACGTTCTGCGGTAGGACGTGCTCTTCGTTCGTTGGTCTTAGCATATTCCGGTGTCCGTGAACTTCAAATTGCACCCCTAGACTGGATAATGAGATGATATCTCAATCTATTAGGAGGTGAATCGGAAGTTCGAGACCTTTGAATGCAGATCTTTTTTAAGTTTTACCGTTATGTCTGAACAATCGAGAATGTCGAATTGTGACGCCCGGGGGAAGCTATAAAGAGCTTCTTAGAAATGAAAAGGGAACTGGGGCTAGTGATCTGACCTGAGAACTGAGACATGAGGCGTGAGACTGAATCTAATCGTTCAAGTACTACGCGCTATGATCTCTGGACTCAGTTTGAGGATCTAAGGAGGTTGCCTAAAGCAGTTGTTCTTAGAGAGCCTCTGTCATTGGTTCTGTGAGTGTTACCCCCCCAAGGCTTAATTGTCTGGGAGGTATGATCTTCGTTCTACTGTACATTGGTGTCAAACCCCTATACAGTTATCGAATCACTCACTTTCGAGCGAACTACAACCTGAATTCGTGTTGTAGTGTGCGAAGCGATATGTATTCTTGCGGCGTTAGGGTGAGTCATTGTCCTTGGTTTCCTATTGCCCGAACCAGTCATGCAGGAGTTTATGCCTGCCTTACTAGTTTCGGTTGTAGTGGATCCAAGTCCAATCTCTCTTCCCTATCCATTCCTATTGGCTACCTGCGGTTTCGTGGCCATCTTCTTCCTCGGGTGTTGAATACGCCCGGGGGGAGGAGGTACGATTCCGCTGGTGCTGCTAGGAGGGGACGTGGTCCCGGACCCGCAAGGGTTCGTTAGGCTATCGACGCTTCCAGATACTGTTCCTTTCTCACCTATAATATTAGATGGAGGGTTCTGGTAGACTCGTCAATATGGTATGCTCCTGCTCAGCAGCAGGGGAGGAGCAACTTAAGACCCGGTGATAAACTCTCACCCAAATACGGTTTTAGCCCGGG